GGGCGTTGTTCTTTGCCAACGCTGATGTCCTTGATAAGATCAATCGTTACCGTAATTTGCGTTGCAATCTTCGTATGAAGGTTTTAGTAAATGGTAATAGTTTCTACTATGGTCGTGCATTGTTATCTTACAATCCGTTTGTTACGGATGATGAGGTAACAGTTAATCGAGCTTTTGTAGATCAAGATTTGATTCAGGCATCGCAAAAACCTCATTTGCTACTTGACCCTACGTCATCACAGGGTGGAGAGATGCTTTTACCATTTATTTGGCCAGAAAATTACTTGGATATTACCAAGGCAGGATGGGCTGATTACATGGGAGAAGTTGATATCCATGATTTTGATGTGCTTCAACATGCAAATGGTGGAACTGATCCTATTACTGTCACAATTTTCTGTTGGGCAGAAAATCTCACATTATCAGTTCCTACCACTTCTGCTGCTCAGGCGGATATTGCTCCTCCAATTAGTGTGTTGGATCTTAATGCTCCAACGTCGTCTTTGGCTAAGCCAGAACCACTAGATGATCCTGATACTATGCTTGGTAATGCACCTAAAATGTATGTCAAGCAAGGATATATTGACGATTCAGAACTAGATGAATTTGGCTTTCCCAAACCTTATAGTCCACAGGCCAATACTAAGAAGAAGAAGGCTCCAATGAAGGGTTCTAATACTTCTAGTACTGACGAATTTGTAAAGGATGGTTTGATTAGTAAGCCAGCTTCTGCAATTGCTAAGGCAGCAGATGCCCTTTCTATGATTCCAGTCATTGCACCTTACGCCAAGGCTACATCACTGGTTTCCACGAGAGTGGGTGACATTGCTAAGCTGTTTGGATACTCCCGTCCTGCAGTCTTGGATGATGTCAAGCCTTTTGTACCAAGACCAGCAGGAAATTTGGCTAATAGTGATGCCCCTGAGGCATTGGTTAAGCTATCACTCGATTCCAAAAATGAGCTATCAATCGATACGCGAGTTATGGGCTTGGGAGGAGAAGATGAATTGACTGTAAATTCAATTTGTCAACGATGGTCGTTCTGGCGCCAATTTGATTGGCCAGAGACGGCTACTACTGACACAATGTTGTCATCCATGATTGTTTGGCCTAATTATGGTCAGACTTTGACTTCTGCTCCGGTGACAGAAATTCACCCTACTGCACTAGCTTTTGGTTCAGCACCTTTTGAGGCTTGGCAGGGAACGATTAAATTTAGGTTTAATGTTGTCTGTTCTGAGTATCACAGGGGACGTATCAGAATTGTATATAATCCAGCTACTAGTCCAGCAGGAGCAATTCCTTTCAATCAGACATATTCTACAGTTGTGGATATTTCTGAGAATAGGGATTTCGAATATGAAGTCAAGTGGGCAGATATTAGAGCTTGGGGTCTCAATGCTGGTACGTCCAATATTGCGACCAATCCGGGTTATGATGATGTTAATCCAGTAACAGTTGGAGGAGAATATGATAATGGATCTATTTCCGTTTATGTTGTAAATGAACTTGCAACGCCTTCTACTACTGCTGCTGATGTTAAGATTCAAGTGTGGGTTGCTGCTGGCGAAGATTTCGCTGTTGCGGTGCCAACTACTAAGAATCTTTCATTAATGTCTTATCATGCTCAACAAGCTGAAGTTGCTCCCGGTGAAGCTCTCGCTTCAGCAGAGGATACTTCAAATTCACCAGGGTGTGTTGAGGAGGTGACTTCGTTTGCCCCTGGTATGACGATTAAGGAAGATAGTCAATATCTTGTTTATCAGGGAGAGAGAATCGTGTCTTTGCGCGAACTGTTACGTAGGTACAATTTTCACAATTGTTATTTTCCAGGAGCTGATGGAACAACTGCGAGTTCTCGTGCATTAGGTTATAATATCCATAATTTCCCATTCTATAGAGGATGGGAAACTAATGGACAGGATACGGCAACGAACTCTGTTCCAGCTACAGCAGGTTACAATTTCTGTAGTATGACTTTGATGAATTACCTCACGCCTGCATTCGCATGTAGGCGAGGTGGAATACGTCATAAGGCTATGCTTACCACTATTGGTGGTTCTAACAGGAGTAATGCTCTTGCTGTTGCACGTCATAATATTCTTGGAGCTGCAAATACTGTGGACGAACATTTGCAGACAGGAGTAACAGGTGACAGACGCTCCCAAAGATTAGGCTTGATGGCCAATGGTCTTGGTGGTACTCATCTAACACCTTTTCAC